TTATGCTTTCTTTGCATCCTCAAAAACCTCAGGGTGGGACAAATTTGGGACATCGTCACCCAATATGTCGTCAATTTTCCTCGCGTGCTCTGTCAAATGATTAGGTGCAAGGTGTGCGTACCTACGCACCATTTCGATAGACTCCCAGCCGCCCATTTCCTGAAGTACTGACAGTGGTACACCTGACTGAATTAACCAACTGGCCCAGGTATGGCGGAGGTCATGAAAACGGAAATTTTCAATTCCTGCCCGACGACATGCTGTTAACCACGATGTGTTATAGTCCAGGCGCATCTTTCTGATGCTTGGTGTCATTGTCCCGTCAGGCCTTCTGGCAGCAGTGGTATAAACAAACACCCAGCGGTGATGTTTGCCTATTTGATCACGCAACACCTTGCAGGCAGTGTCATTCAGTGCGACCCCAATAGCGCGGTTTGACTTACTGTCTTCAGGGTTTACCCAGGCAACACGTCGCTGCATATCGATTTGTTGCCACTCCAGATTAATAATGTTTGATCTCCTCAGGCCAGTTGCCAGTGCAAATTTAACTACAGATTTCAGGGGATCAGAACATGCATCAATGAGTCTCCTGGCTTCTTCTTTTTCCAGCCATCTCACGCGTTTGTTTTTTACGGCAGGTATTTTGATTACAGGTGCTTTTTCAAGCCATTTCCAGTCTCGCTCTGCGGCGCGCAGAATAGCCTTGATCATTGCCAGGTGTGTTGCTTTTGTTTGCGTGCTCACCGATTTAGGTATATAGGCTGGTGGTTCTTTCCCTTTTCTTAATGCAGCCTCCACCTGCAACTTCCATCTCTCCTTTGTTTTTCGGTTATACGCTTTGCTGATAACTGAGTAGATCATTGCCTCCGATATATCCTTAATCCTTATTCCCTCGAAATGCTCAATCCAGAATGCGATTCTGGATTTATCGGAATCGATGGATTTCTTGTCGGCTTTTTCCTCAAGCCATCTCAGGCAGGCTTCTTCGAAAGTGACATCTGGCATATCCCCCAGTCTGTCTACTCGCCAGAGTTCTGCTTTTCGCTTGTCGTGCAACTCCTGAGCTTGCCGCTTGTCCTTTGTGCCAAGAGACTCCTTAATTCGCTTCCCGCCCGGGAGCGAGTACGAGGCGTACCATATTTCACCTCTGCGGAAGAGTGACATTTTCTTTCCTCTGTTATGCCATCACCCGCGCTCACCTGGACAGTATGCAGCGGTGAATGAAGTGCTGCAATGCAGGCTTGCCGGGTTGTGAGATAAGGTGATCTTTTACCGGAAGAATTTTTTCGGGTTGCCTGTAGTCGGCCCGTTCGTATCCAGTTAACAGCTGTTGGCCTTGATATCTTGAGAAACTTACAGGCCTCTTTGAGGGTGATACTGTGTGAATCCATATTTTTGCCATTAAAAACCGCCCGAAGGCGGTTGTCAGTTGATTGATGTACGTCGCATTTTTCGAAGGCTGGCAATATGCATTTCCTTCTCAATTTCCGCTTTAATCATGTGTAGTTCGTTGTGGTCGACTCGCTCAAATTCTTCATTAAATGCACCAATTGAAGTGGCTCGGGTTCTGCCGTCGAGTCTTCGGTAGATCACCTGAGTAAGAGTTACCTTGCAGATTTCCACCGGATAGTTGTTGGCATCGACGAAAGATTGCCCGCGCTGGATCAGGACGAACACCGGTAGAATTCCTTAACTGTCATATCATTTTCACCTCGTTGCTACGGCTATCGCCATTGCTCCCCAAATACAAAACTAATTTCAGCCAGTGCTTCGTCCATTTTTTCGATGAACTCCGGCACCATCTCGTCAAAACCAGCCATGTATTTTTCATCCCGCTCGACCACGACATAATGCAGGCCTTCACGCTTCATGCGCGGGTCATAGTTGGCAAAGTACCAGGCATCTTTTCGAGTCACCCACATGCTGAATTGCACCTGGGCCATGTAAGCTGATTTTATGGCCTCGAAACCACCGAGCCGGAATTTCATGAAATCCCGGGAGGTAAACGGACATTTCAGCTCAAGGCCGTTGCCGTCACTGCATAAACCGTCGGGAGAGCAGGCTGTACGCATACTTTCGTCGCGATAGATAATCGGGGATTCAGTAACATTCACGCCGGAGGTGAACTCAAACAGGACTCTGGCGTCGTTCTCGTATTGTTTTCCCCAGGCCAGTGCTTTGGCATTAACTTCCGGAGCCACACCGGTGCAAACCTCAGCAAGCAGGGTGTGGAAGTAGGACATTTTCATGTCAGGCCATTTCTTTCCTGAGCGGGGTTTTGCTATCACGTTGTGAACTTCTGAAGCGGTGATGACGCCGAGCCGTAATTTGTGCCACGCATCATCCCCCTGTTCGACAGCTCTCACGTCGATCCCTGTACGTTGCAGGATAATGTCCGGTGTCATGCTGCTACCTTCTGCTCTGTGACTTTCTGTTTCAGGAATCCAAGAACCTTCACAGCTTCAGCCTGTGTTAGTTCTGAAGATGTGTAAATGTTGCGGCGAAAAATCTGGGAACAGAGCGGCAACAGGTCGTCATCCCACGTTTTTTCCATGGAAGTAAGAAGGGCGTTAATTTCCGACATGGTTTCTTCGTTAACCGGGGTGATGTCGCGTTCCGGCTGACGTTCTGTAGTATATGCAGTATTTTCGACAATACGCTCGGCTTCATCCTTGTCATAGATGCCAGCAAATCCGAAGGCCAGGCGAGCACACTGAATCATGGCTTTGTGCCGTAACATCCGTTTGGGATGCGACTGCCACGGTCCGGTGATTTCTCTGCCTTCGCGGGTTTTGAATGGTGCGCGGCGACATTCATCCATCCACTCGGTAACGCAGATCGGGTGATTGCGATCTTTGCGGTAAATCCGGCATGTACAGGACTCATTGTCCTGCTCAAAGTCCATGCCATCAAACTGCTGGTTTTCATTGATAATGCGGGACCAGCCATCAACGCCAACCACCGGAACGATGCCGTTCTGCTTGTCAGGGAAGGCGTAAATTTCTTTCGTCCAGGGATTAAGGCCGTACTGGTTGGCGACGATCAACAATGCGATAAATTGCGCATCGCTGGCATCACCTTTAAATGCCGTCTGGCGAAGAGTGGTGATTAGTTCCTGTGGGTCGACAGAATCCATGCCGACACGTTCAGCCAGCTTCCCTGCCAGCGTTGCGAGTGCTGTACTCATCCGTTTTATACCTCTGAATCAATATTAATTTGGTGACGGGCGATGGTTTCAGCCATGTAGCGGATGTGTTCTGCCATGCGTTCCTGAAAATCGACATCGTCATCAAATGCACGGGAAATAGCTTTTTTGCTGGCCCCGTGACGTTGCAGATTATCGATGCATAGCGATTCAAACAGGTGTTGGGGCAGACCTTTTTCCAGGTCGTCTGCCAGCTCAGCTTCAGTTTCTTCACGGGCAATTTGCTGGTAGTGTCGTGCCCATGACTGCTCTTCAATGCGATCGGGGATAAGCCAGGCATTCATGATTTATCACCTCCGAAATTTTCAAGCCTGTTGGCAATCATGATGGCGATATCAGGGATTGCTGGCGCTGTGGCTATACATGCGGGGTTGGCGCACAAACCATAGACGGCGGCAATCACGAGCTGTCTTTTCCAGTCGAGAGTTACTGGCTCAGAATTGGCGTCATCGCCGGACGTATCACTGCCTGGCTCGTTCTGAACAACGGTTTCGCCCTCCTGAGCGGCATCAACAGCGTTTTCCTGAATGATCTTCTCCTCAGTTTGTGCTGAGTCTTCTCCATCAGCGGCGTCATTTTCTCCAAAAGTTTCAGCGTAAGTTTCATCTCCCATTACTGGACCACAGTCAGGGCAATGGCCGCCACCGTTCTGACTGCATGTGGTGCAAACCTTTTCCACTTCCTGTTGCATTACTGGCCCTGGCTGTTGCTCTTCTGGCCCGTTTTGTTGCGTATCCGGGCTGTTTTGTCCCGCTTCTGGGGCAATTTGTTCCACTTTGGACTGATTCTGGTCCTCAGTGTCGCGAGTCTGGATCCCCTTAACCCACTTCGGATCAGCAGGGTTACTGATGCCTTCAACGAATTCTCCACGCGAGGCAGCCAGTAATTTGTCGGCATCGACTGGATTTTTTGGGGGGATGTTTTCCCTGGCTTTATTGAGTTCCTCCCTCAGTTCCTGGTATTTCGTTTCTACAGATGAGACATTTTCCAGTGATTGCGTGTCCTCATTATGTTTAACTGGAATTTCTTCCACTGATTCAGGCGCTGCCTGTTCATTAGCCATTGTGTCCGATGCTTGTTGCTTTTCTTCATCGCCATGTTTTCCTTCTGCTGTTCCGCGCTGCGGCATCGGTGCTGATGAGCGACCGCAGGCAATTTCCACGATTTCCGGATCCGGGTTAGTGTGATCGGTTTCGGTCAACACTTTGTTGAGATATTCAGTCACGCGTGCCGGGATGGCCTCAATGCCGATTGGTGCTTCTTTCACGGAAGCCACCACAATGGCGCGGGAATAATCCAGCCCACCGGGCATGGCGATAAATTTGTCGCGAAAAACAGAAAAGGGCGGCTTATTCTCTGACACGATTTCTTCAACGCGTTTTGCGTGTGCTGGGTGCAGGTTATAAATATCCACATCCATTGAACGGGCCAGAACGCCGGTGGCTACATCTCGTGCGAGTGATGTCTTATCATGTTTGAATCCTTCACCACGATCGGTAATATTTCCGCCGCCAGCGTTAGCACCGGAAGGCGTACGGGTAATGCCTGAAACATAATTTCCGTTCTGCCATTCTTTTGTCAGCAGGCCCTGATCAAGGTAGTCAGTTTTCATCCAGGTGGAAATGAACTTGTCGAATTCAGCCGGGCTGATGCGATGATTTGCAGAGTGGGGGAATGCTTTCCCTACAGATTCAGCCAGGCGACTAAGGTGATAGTTCGTCAGTTTATCCAGTTCATGATGCGCGGCGCGCACAGCAGTAAGCAGGCTCTGAAGGTAACTGTCCTCTGTGTCCATCTCCATACGGATCACGTTATTGCGTTGTTCTGGTGTGGCATGATGCCGGTATTTTCCATCTTCATCTTTGCTGAATAAGAAGAGGTGAAGGAAGCGATGAGTAAGGCTCAGAGTGGCGACGGGAATTTCACACTCAGAACAGTCATCGTCGCTGTCCGGGGATTCGCTTTTCTCCACATCATCCGGAATAGTTCCGTCCAGGTTATCGTTGTCATCGCCAGCAGTTGTGGCATCTTCACCGTTGATGTTGTCATCGAAGGGGATAGCCATCATGGTGATGCCATCGTTACCGCCTTTTTCATAGCGGTTGCAGAATTCAGTATCAAACACGCCTTCCGGTGGAAGGTCATTCACGACGGGGAAATTTACGCGAACGGGTTTTTTGAAATCATCCTCGTCGTAGCCTGCATCGTCCATGGCTGCAATGCAGCGGGAAACTGCGACAGAAAGTTTTCTGGCCTCGGTCCAGAAAAAACCGCCTTTGATGCCAAGGCGTTTTCTGACTTTATCGTTTTTTGCTTCGCAGTGTAGTGCAAAAGTCTGTTTATCAGCGCTCATTGTATTTAAACCTCTGGCTGGATTAGAATTAGCGGCCCTTTGTCTGATTTCTCCGAATACGGTGACGCAGGGAGAAATCCGGTAGCCTGCGCTGCCGGATTTTTATTTCAGTGGAAGGTTGCCTGGTTTGCTGTTTTGTGAGTTGTTTTTCCCTTTTCGTGCTGGCATTCAGGGCAGTCGCACTCAGAATTTTCTCTTGCAAACTCAAGAGCCTGTGCAAGTGTATGGATTTGTTGTACTCCAATGTTGCTTCTGACAACTTCACGTGCAGCATGAATATATGGGCTTGGTGTTTTGCCATTTAACCCACATAAAACAAAACGACTGTCCTTATATTCGTTATTTCCAACTTCTGTAAGCACTGAAAAAGAAAATACAAAGTCGATTTTGTATTCTTTGCATATTTTACTGATGCGTTCTGCAATTTCTTTGAGTTCATTTATTGCATCAGGACTGGTTTTGGAAAATATTTCATTTTGCGCAAGTTCTTTCATTTTGATTTTTCCGTGATTGATAATTAATGCGGTTTTATTTCGGCTTGTCTGTTACAGATATGGAAGGTGTATTTTATTACTCGTCACAACGACGCTGCTTTTACGGGTAAGCCATCGCGCCCGATGAAAACTTTAATCATGCAGTCGGTAATGCATGTTTTTGTTGTGAAGTTACGAATATAGAGTTTTCTCTTTTCAATATTGTTTGCTGAAGCGATATATGTCCGACCTTCATGAAGAACATAATCGCCAGGCGTCACGCACTGACGTGGTATTTCATCAGTTCCGAAGTGATGAGCAATCATAATTATCTCCATTTTCACAAATGAACTTTGTTGATGCGGTGCCTGGTGCCTCCGGGTGACGTTAACCAGTTAACAACTAACGCCGGGTCAGGGGACGATGACTTTCCGTGACATCCTGTCGGTTTAACTGTTCCGCGTGCGCATAGCCGCATTCACCGCATCACAAAATTCACTTTAAAAAGGGCGGACATCAGCAATCGGCAAACCGATGTCCGCCAAGGGCTACACACAGCAATGTTGTTATTCACAACCGGAAGCGCACGGTCGAAGAAATCTAACGACAAGCCTTCAATGGGTAAGAGTCTTCGCCGTGCACTTTCGTGTTGTACCCTGGCTTTCAGGGTAATGTCTGTTCAGTAAACTGAGAGTGCCGGAACTCACCCGTGTCCGGCGCACGATCTCCACCTCACCCGTGGAGAACTCCTCAACTACAAACCCCGTAAGGAGAGTGAATTTATGACACAAGAAGAAAAAGTGATGTTTCTGATGCGGCTGGCTGTCGATACCTACAACACACAATTCAGGGAGAAAGATATACCTCAAAAGGCAGTTCCTGCCGCGGTAGATAAGGGCGGTGCTATTGCCGTATTTTACGATGCATTTGAATCATTTTTTGATGAAAAACTCGACGCTGTTAGCGACTTCGGAACATCGAGTAATAAATAACGTTCATTACGGTTCTTAAACAACAATCAGTGGGTTTGATGTTGTTCTTTTCAAGCTCACTTGCCATCACTTCCATTATTCTTGCACTTACACGAATTATTTGGTGGCTGTAAGCGACGCAACTGTCGCTGATATTGCTGTTTATTTCTATTACTTCATTTTCACTGGCGGCGCTAAATTTGGATATGCCGTTTCCATTGTCCTGTTTCAGTGCTTTTTCTGCCATCTGGATGCGTGTCAGCGTTGCGGAATTTGGGCTAAGTCGATAAACCTGTCTGGCATCTTCCAGAAGCAGGGCGATAATGTGCTTCAGTTCTGTTTCATTCATAGTTAACTCCGGTAGTTGCAATTTATTAATATCAGGCGGTCAGCTCTTTAAGCTTCTGAACTGCTTTATTCATTTCATCCATACAGTCGATGAATTCGTCCAGTTTAAGCTGCATTTTTCCGGCGGCCTGAAGAATTTCAAGTTTTAAGGGCGCAAGTTTTTTGTTGAATGCATCATCTTCCTGGCGTTTTTTCTCCGCAATTTCGGCGGCTTTCAGCAATTCTTCAGCCTGTTTTCTGAGTATTTCTGGTGAAGGTGAAACTGCTTTGAGGTTATTCATTTCAGGTTCCTGTTGTTGCAGAATTAATTTGTTGCATTCTCTGCGTGAGCGTTTCATTGCAGATTCGCACTTCTTGCAATAAATGGCTCTCCCGTCACGCTTGCTGGCATCTGAATAAAAATCATTGACTGATTTTGTCTGCCCGCATCTGGTACATAATTTTGATTGAAGGTCCTTAATGATTGTGACGTTTCCTTCCCGTTTGGGATATCCATATTTTTTGTGGCGGAAAAAGGTTACTCCGTTACCAGAACCTTCTTTTCTGACCTTAAATACAATGATGCTTTCCCGTTTATCGATAAAATCTATGAGCTGGTTTCTCTCCTTTCCTGACAGTTCGGCAAATGTCTTAACTTTTTTAGTAACTTCCGTAAGGCGAACTCCATCAGGCATTTTTTCAACGAAGTTTTTAATCTCTGCAAGCGGACGCCATAATTTTTGCGGCAAAACTGAAGGCGTGGTCATCAATCACCTCGCCGTCAGTTGTTTTGATTTCCGGTAGCCTGCCGCGTAAATGGCTACGTTTGGAAGACATACACCAGTTTCTGGTTGCTTATGTCCAAACTCATTCGCGTACACAATGGCTGCTCGCTCCAGATTGCGTCTGTATTCTTTCTGTTGCCAGATCACGTCCTGTGCCATGAACTTAATTGGCTTAGCGTCTTCTATGCGCTCAGGCGTTTCGTGAGTACCTTTAGCCTGAATCTGCGCTCTGCTTAGAGTAGGGCGGTGTAATACTTCTGAACTTATTGCTTCTTCGCGGGCCAGCACGCCGTTAGCTAATGCCTTTGCCTTTAAACGCTCACGACGATGAGAGCGTGAATTGCCTTTGAACTGAGTTCTGCGTGTCATATAGACCTCCTGATGAACTTTGGTGGTGTGGTAGGTGGGAGACCCATTTCGACCTGTTTCGGCCTACTTCAATTCGGCAATAGTCCCGCAGGCCCCGCCGCTTTACGTGCGACATATTCCCGTCCATGAACCCTTCACCACACCCCAAAGTTCACTTTGGTTATTGCGCTTTGTCAGCGCCGTAGATTCATATTTGAATCGTTGTATATTCACCGCCCTGGTGAGTAGTGCGTCCTGCTGATGTGTTTAGTATCACCGCCAGTGGTATTTATGTCAACACCGCCAGAGATAATTTATCACCGCAGATGGTTATCTGTATGTTTTTTATATGGATTTATTTTTTGCAGGGTTGAGTGGCTTGGGAGGTGATCGAGAGATCTGAATTGCGATGTTTAGTGAGTTGTATCTATTTATTTTTCAATAAATACATTTGGTTATGTGTCTTTAGGTGGGGGGGTGAGGCAAAGAAAACCCGGCGCTGAGGCCGGGTTTTTCTAGGCTACCAGAGACTCAATCCAAGAGTCTCTGGTATGGAATGGCAACACTCGTGCGGTATCATTAAATAGTAGTGATAGTTGCTGTAGCTCAGGTGTTAACCCATCGCTGTCAACTATTACAAATCTATTGTTTATGTCAGGAACGACCTGACTTAAGTCAACAATCTTCCCAACTGTTGAGTGGGCAGTATTCCATCCCTTACTGCTGGCAAGGCTTACCGTAAACCCGCGTTTTGGTGGTATTAGTCGAGACTCATTCCTTAGCGTTAACGGAACAGTAATGTTATGCCCACTAATACCTTTCACTTTTTCCTTTAAGGCTAGTCGCTTCCCAAGCCCTGCTGATTTTAAGTAACTGATTACACATTTTTCGAACTTATCGTCTTTGACCTCAGCATACCAATCAGCAGTTTGGGCGGATGCAAGAATCCCACCACGAATAACATTTGCAGTTACCTGTCCAACGGACGACTCATCTGCCCACGCAGATATCTCTCCAGAGTCATTTAATGAAATTCCTTGCGAAGCGAGTGATGACCTGATCAGATCAATTTTCTTTTTAGTCAGGTGGATGCCGCGTGATTCAATATTCATCAATGTATCGCAGTAGTCTGTAACCCTATACTGACCACTCATCTCTTGAACGAATACACTTATCTGCTCACAATCATCGTAGTATGTGAATGGACTAATAACGCGCAGCAACGTGTCGCTCATTGGGTGGCATTCAAACCCGAGCTTAGATATGACTGTTGAACACGTTACATTTCCCATGATAACTGACCTGATTTATCTTGATTAGGTAAAGGTGGGCTGCCTTCATATATGATATTAAGCGCCTCGCAAAAATAATTCCAGTAGCCAAAAAAATCATCTGGCTTGATGTTCGTTTCAAGCTTAAGTGCAATTTCTTCCCCAGCTGATTCGAAGTACATGTGATAGTGAGGACCTCGAGCCACCTCAACAAAATCTGGATGGTTCACTATAGATTTATTACGGTGTGGCTTGTTATCCGCAGGGTACGGATCAAGCGCGTAAATGCGCCTGTCATGAAGAAACATCACAAATGAAATCTTCACTATATCCACCCCTTCAACGATAGGAGGACGCCAGTGAAGCATAAATCTTATGCCTGTGATTGGGTTGCCAATTTCATCAAAAGCTTTGAGATCCAATTTAAACCAGATTGGGGTTCGTCCCTCACTTCCGGTCCATGTAACTCCGCTAAAAGTTACTTTTTTCAAGCGAGTAATAGCTTGGTCAACCTCTTTCTGGGTAGGCTTAAAGTCGCCTTTTTTAGCCACTGATTCGTATCACCATGAAAGCTATTGTTAATACCTGTGCTTCTTGTCACCCAAACGTCTCTTCAGGCCACTGACTAGCGATAACTTTCCCCACAACGGAACAACTCTCATTGCATGGGATCATTGGATATTGCGGGTTTAGTGGCTGTAGAAACATCTGACCGCTATCCCTGATCAGTTTCTTGAAGGTAAACTCATCACCACCAAGTCTGGCTATGCAGAAATCACCTGGCTCAACAGCCTGCTCAGGGTCAACCAGAATTAACATCCCGTCAGGAAAACTAGGTTTGGATCCTGTTGGCGCGGTCATGGAATTACCTTCAACCTCAAGCCAGAATGCAGAATCACTGGCTTTTTTGGTTGTGCTTACCCATCTCTCCGCATCACCTTTGGTAAAGGTTCTAAGCTCAGGCGAGAACATCCCGGCCTGAACATGAGAAAAAACAGGGTACTCATACTCACTTCTAAGTGACGGCTGCATACTAACCGCTTCATACATCTCGTAGATTTCTCTGGCGATTGAAGGGCTAAATTCTTCAACGCTAACGTTGAGAATTTTTGCAAGCAATGCGGCGTTATAAGCATTTAATGCATTGATGCCATTAAATAAAGCACCAACGCCTGACTGTCCCATCCCCATCTTGTCTGCGACAGATTCCTGGGATAAGCCAAGTTCATTTTTCTTTTTTTCATAAATAGCTTTAAGGCGACGTGCGTCCTCAAGCTGCTCTTGTGTTAATGGTTTCTTTTTTGCGCTCATACGTTAAATCTATCACCGCAAGGGATAAATATCTAACACCGTGCGTGTTGACTATTTTACCTCTAGCGGTGATAATGGTTGCATGTACTAAGGAGGTTGTATGGAACAACGCATAACCCTGAAAGATTATGCAATACGCTTTGGGCAAACCAAGACGGCTAAAGATCTCGGCGTATATCAAAGCGCGATTAACAAGGCCATTCATGCAGGCCGAAAGATTTTTTTAACTATAAACGCTGATGGAAGCGTTTATGCGGAAGAAATAAAGCCCTTCCCAAGTAACAAAAAAACAACTGCATAAGTAACACCGCTCTTTTCACAATGGACATTCGTCCTACGTCGCTGACAAAGCGAGTCCCAATATATCTGACCAACTAAGGCCATATGCGTTTCCACGCATACCTTTCAACTAACTATTCACTATTGGAAATCTTAAGAAATGGAACAAACAAGTTACAGCAAACTATCACAGCGCGATATCGATCGCGCTGAAACGGATTTACTTATCAACCTGTCAGCTCTGACGCAAAGGGGACTGGCGAAGATGATTGGCTGTCATGAATCGAAGGTCAGTCGTACCGACTGGCGATACATCGCGGCGATTTTATGCGCGTTTCAGATGGCATCTGATATCAGTCCGATCAGCCGGGCTTTCCAGCATGCCATTAACGTTCATGCAAATAAAAAACGTCCGGTTGGGGCCGGACGTTCTGAGCAAATCCTGATGAATATCTGATATTCAGGCAGGGCATGGAGCAATACACGGGAATAATTCTGCCACATCTGGAAGAATTTCGCCAGCAACAACACCAACCGCAGCAGCCTGAAGCCGATTGGGTTAACCCGGAGATACCGGGACCGTCTGTGAAGATGTGCAGTCACACCAATGTGCAGTCACACCAACCGCAGCAGCCTGAAGCCGATTGGGTTAACCCGGGAGATACCGGGACCGTCTGCGGTATGGAGTAAATCTTGTATGCGAGGGGACTATGCGTAATTACGCAACAATTTCACCTCAGTTCTGGTTAGGCGAAACAGGGAGAAAACTAAGGAAGTCTGGTCCGGAATGTATGGTAGTGGCGTTGTATATGATGACCTCGCCTCATTCCAATATGCTGGGCCTTTATTACCTGCCTGTTTTGTACATTGCTCACGAAACCGGACTTGATCCTGAAGGGGCTTCTAAGGGGCTTCAAATGGCTTGCGAGGCTGGTTTTTGCAGCTATGACCATGATTCTGAGGTTGTATGGGTGCATGAAATGGCAGCATGGCAGGTTGGTGAATCGCTGAAACCTGGCGATAACCGTTGTGCTGGGGTAAGAAATGAATATTCCGCGTTGCTGGAAAATCCTTTTTTATCATCCTTTTATGATAGATATAAGGATGATTTCCACCTGGATGTCAGACGTGAATCATGTCGGAAAATTGAAGCCCCTTCAGAGCCCCTTTCAAGCCAAGAACAAGAACAGGAACAGGAACAGGAAAGAGATAAAACCCTTCTGGTCCATGGCGAAAAAATCGCCACGGACCCACAGGGGGATTCTTGCCCCGTTCTGACTGAGCGTCCAGGACCAACTGGCACGACACCGGAAGCAGATTCCGGGCGTTGTGTGCAGCAGGTGCTGATCGTCGAACCGGAGCAACAGCACCAACCGCAGCAGCCTGATGCCGATTCCGCGATGAGCGGGAAGCCGATTGGGTTAACCCGGGAGATGCCGGGACCGTCTGCGGGACGAGTTGATTATCCTGACGTGTTCGAACGGGTCTGGCGTGAATATCCGCATCGGGCAGGGTCAAACCCGAAGAAATCCGCGTTCAATGCCTGGAGGGCCAGATTACGCGAAGGGGTGTCACCGGATGTCGTGCTGGATGGCGTGAGGCGTTACGCAAGATACCTGGAGGCTACCGGGAAAGCGGGAACTGAATTTGTTCAGCAGGCATCGACGTTTTTTGGCCCGAACAGGAATTTCGAAAATCCGTGGTCGCTGCCGAAGGCTGGCGCAGTCAGCCTGCGTTGCGTGAATCACATTTCTGAACCGGACACCGAAATTCCGCCGGGTTTCAGGGGGTAATCAGCCATGAAAAACATTTCGACTGGAGGGATTCTTGAACGGGTGCGCCGTCTGGCACCACCGCACGTGGCAGCACCGTTCCGGACGACCGACGAATGGCGGGAATGGCAACTGGCTGAGGGCCGTAAGCGCAGCGAGGAAATTAACCGCCTGAATCATCAGGCGCGGGTTGAAAAAATCCTGAACCGTGCGGGCATCCAGCCGCTTCACAGGAAGTGCTCATTCGGGAACTACCGGGTGCAGAACGACGGTCAGCGCCATGCTCTGAGCCAGGCGAAATCCATTGTCGATGAATTGATGACCAGTTATACAAACTTCGTGTTCAGCGGGAATCCGGGAACCGGAAAAAATCATCTGGCGGCGGCTGTGGGTAATCGTCTGCTGAAGGCCGGTAAATCCGTGATAGTGGTCACCGTGGCGGATGTGATGAGCGCGTTACATGCCAGCTATGACGACGGACTGTCAGGGGAAAAATTTTTGCGTGAACTGTGCGAAGTGGACCTCCTGGTTCTTGACGAAATTGGCATCCAGCGTGAGACGAAAAACGAGCAGGTGGTACTGCACCAGATTGTTGACCGCCGGACGGCATCACTGCGCAGTGTCGGGATGCTGACAAACCTGAATCATGCCGCAATGAGCACGCTTCTTGGTGAGAGGATTATGGACCGGATGACCATGAACGGTGGTCGTTGGGTGAATTTTAACTGGGAGAGCTGGCGGTCAAACGTTGGACGTCAGGGTATGTGAGAATTTTTGACGAGGTAAATTTTCGATGGAAACCGTATTGCATGCACTGAAAGCGATGGGAAAAGCCAATTCTGTTGAACTGGCGGCGCGGCTTGATATCAGCCGTGAAGAAGTTCTCAACGAACTGTGGGAGCTCAAAAAAAATGGCGTTGTTGATAAAACGGGTCACACCTGGTTTCTGGCTGTCGAAGGTGAAGCCGGGGTAACCGAAGAGCGGCCAGTAAAATCTGAAACACAGGATATGCTGACCGAAGAGGTCGCTCCAAAAGTTAGCGCTGACATGATGATTGAGTTTATCTCTCAGGAGGGGGCTAAAACCTGTGAGGAACTGGCGGGGAAGTTCGGTGTCAGCACTCGTAAGGTTGCTTCCACGTTGGCGGTGGTAACAGCAACGAGACGCCTGGTACGCGAGATCAGCAACGGAAAATTCCGTTACAAAATGCCTGATGTCGAAAACGGCGATTTGAGCGCCTTATCATCGCAGAATAAGCAATCACACCATGACGCAGAAAACAGCGCGGCAGGCGATGAAATGAATCGTTTTCCGTTGGCATCAGAGAGCACGGCAAAGGCCAGTACAGATGAGTTTATCCGAGAAGTTCCATCATTCACCGAAAAATCTGCCAGTTCGGTGATGCTTCCATCGCTGCATGCTGCCAGTCGAGAACTTCGTCGCGCCAAAAAACAGGTCCAGAAGTGGGAGCGAGTCTGCGCCGCGCTGCGGGAGCTGAACAAGCACCGGGATATTGTTCGACAGATTGTCGATTCATCCGGTCGTATTGTGTCGGAAAAGTGATTGCCGGAGGCGCTTATGGCGAAACCTTTTACACACGAACAGCGGGAAGAACTGAAGGCACGAATTATCGGATTGGTACGCAAAAATGAACGCATGACGATATCGCAACTGGAGAGAGCGACGGGAGCAGGCTGGCATTCAGTCAGACGTTGCCTTGTGGATGTACTGGCTTGTGGCGATTTATACATGTCCGGTAAATACGGTGTTTTTGCATCAGAACAGGTGTATCGCGTATGGCGTAAGACACCGGAGAAAACAACTGACCAGACATTGATTCGAAAGTTACCAGACGGAGAAATTCGCCGCTACGATAGACGCCTGAACATAATCTGTCGCGAGTGCCGGAATAGTGAAGTTATGCAGCGCGTGCTGGCTTTCTATCAGGGGAATTTTCAGGAGGCGGTACTGTGAGTAAATTAGCTATCAGGCTTCAATTGTCGCTGGCATTCGCATCAAAGGAGAATGAGATGACCACTTTTACAAAAGAGCAGTTAATCAGTCATGTTAGTGAAAATGTAAAGGCGATGAAATTTGCAGTAAAACAGACAGCATTCAAAAATTCTCTCGAGGCAATTGAGTTGGATTTAGCACTGGCCCTTGTTGCTCAGGCTTCGCTGGAAGCAGAGCCCGTGCTTTATATGAATCGATTTACCGGAAAGACATTCTCACTGGAAGAGCAACCCGGTGCTGATAAGGAACCGGAAATATACGTGCCGCTATATGCTGCCCCGCCAGACAGCGCCGCCATGCTTCAGGCTGGAAACTTTCGGGAAAAGAAGGGTTCGTCAACCAATAATTTTCGGGAAATCTCGGAAACGTCAACCAACCATCCGGTAACTCTGGATGGTTGGATAAGCTGTAGTGAGCGAATGCCGGATGACGGTCAGCACGTAATTATTTTATGTGATGGCGCATTCGTTCTTTATGCGCAATATCGAGACGGTGAGTTTTTTGATGTAGTCCGTGATGGTGATGAATTTTTCGAAACACAGAGCCGCAATGTAACCGACTGGATGCCGCTACCAGAACCGCCGCAGGAGGTGCGCCAATGAACTGGCCTGAAGCATTTGCAATTACAGGCGTTGCTATGGCTATCACTTTTTTAGTATATGTTATTTGTCGGTGGGGGTAAAAACGTTCGCCGGGATTAACACCAAAGGAGGGAATATGTCGGATGATATATCACTGGCAATGGAAGGTGCGCTGGCTGTTATTGCTGTTGTGGGCGTTTACTGCCTGGTTGTGTTTTTGATGGATCGACTAGGGAACTGAATTCATTACGATATGGGAATTCCCATATCGGGTAAAAACGGTTTGCGGTAAAGCGAGAGTTAAGTAGAATTGCTGCGGGTGCTTGAGGCTGTCTGCCTCGGGCATGCCACCGTAAGGCAGACAGAGAAAAACCCCAGTTAACATTACGCGTCCTGCAAGACGCCTAACATTAATCTGAGGCCAATTTCATGCTAGACACATGTAGGTTAGCCTCTTACGCGCCGAAAGGCAAGGAGAAGCAGGCTATGAAGCAGCAAAAGGCGATGTTAGTCGCCCTGATCGTCATCTGTATTACCGTCGTAGTGACGGCACTGGTAACGAGGAAAGACCTCTGCGAGGTACGAATCCGAACCGGTCAGACGGAGGTTGCTGTCTTCACAGCTTACGAACCTGAGGAGTAAGAGACCCGGCGAGGGAGAAATCCCTCGCCACCTCTGATGTGTCAGGCATCCTCAACGCACCCGCACTTAACCCGCTTCGGCGGGTTTTTTCACTTACTGTGGTTGTGAATACGATTGGTATTAGGCTATGCTAACAACATTAGCCTGACTAATTTTGTATTGACTTGATTTTTGTTAAAGAACAGGACGGAGAAGTAAGGGTACACCCAATGAGCTACGCACTAAAAAAACACCCGCGATTGACTATTCCCCCTCGCGATAAAAGCGTTGTGGCAGCTCCGCGCCCGGCTATCGATGAAAATTGCACTCATCGTGAGCAGGTGAAAAATGCTTTCGATTTCGGTTTTTCTCGTTACGAGAAGGCAATGGAAGAACTTTCAAAAGTGTAATGATGGGTATTGTGCTCTATGGCTGAGATTGTTGAAGGAGTGCACTACCTTTCGTTTGATGATCTTACCGAAATTAATCGCCTTTTAATTGAGCTTCAAACACCAGATGAACCTGTTAGTGTGCTGAGTGTTGATAATTTAAGTTCTTCTCAGTCTCGTCCCAGCATGGTTCGATGGTATGAACAGACTAATGACATGTTTGTACTGGCATCAGTATTGATTGAAAGTCTGATTCAGAATCATCCATTTGCTAATGCAAACAAACGAACAGCTATGATGGCTGGTTATGTCTTCTTGTTGTTGAATGGCTATGAGTTAACAGCACCAGGCGATGAAATCGTGGAAATGGCAGAGGGACTGGCCTGCAAAACCTATACTCGAGAAGATCTCGAGAACTGGTTGTGTTATTGGTCTCGTGCGTATGACAGCCGGGAATTATGTAAAACAGGCGCAACTATTGTTTTGTATGAAACTATCAAGCTTAAAATAGAACAGCAAAACTAAAGGTGCTTCTAATGAAAACCCGCTTCGGCGGGTTTTGTTGTATTGGAGTATCATGATATTACCTGGATTCCGTTTTTCTCTACGACTGAAAGAAGGCGAAGAGCGGCACCTCCCGGCCGTTTTACACCACGTTCCCAGTCTGATATCAGGTTTTTACTGACGTTGAGGTATCTGGCAAAAACAGGTTGAGACAGATGCTCTCGTTCGCGCAGTGCACGGATCCTTTCCGGAGACATTACCGGCGCTGGCTGGAGACAAGTTTCATCGAATTCTCGCATAGTCTGTTTCGTTACTGCGCCGATATCATGAAGCGATTCCATCATTTCATGTACGGATGCAAGCGCATCACTGCGGTAATTTTTACTCATTGGGTACCTCCGTAAACTGACCCTGTAGAATCAGTTGTGCCAGTTGTTCATCTGTTAGATTGAGTACGTGAGGAGCCCCTTCCGAAATGCACTTTCCTCAGTAGCGGTTATATTTTCACGTTCATTTTTTGCGTATGCATATACGAAAAAGGCCCTTGTGCCGACGCGATAGAAAATGATTGTGCGATAACCGCCAGATTTGCCGCCACCGACTCGTGGCAGACGTTGCTTGATAACGCCGTTACCCAGGTTTGCTGAGATAAGCCCGTTATCAGCCTGTTTAACAATTTCGCGCAGTGATTGGTCGGATATTTTGTTTTGCGTGCAAGTCGCTCAAACCAGGCGTTTTTAAAAATGCGCATTTTTTGTTCCGTTATTAATGTATAACACATAGTGTTACATTGCGTAGGGATCTGCAATGCCATCAGTTTGACAACGTCGCGTATCCGGGATTATATTCATCGCACGCCAGCAAAATCTGGCGTCGGGATTAGGAACCCCGGATAGAAACCGCGACAGAGACACGCCGCGAGCGTGTTTTTTATTGTCGTATGCACACGCACATCTGAATTATGGTGGGGCGTATAGGGGAGCTGAAAAGCTCGCCGGTTGGTTTCCCGGTAGTTCCTAACCCTGTACGTCTCGCCACCCGATGATTAGGAACCTGACGGTGGTGATAGTTTAGAAACCACTCGAGGGCGTCATTATGACAACTCAAGTTTCTGTTGAAACACTCTCCACGATTACTTACAAGCAGATCCCCGTTATCACTACCGAACTTTTGGCGCACCTTTACGGCACAGAAGCTATTCGTATTCGCCAGAATCACCACGAAAACAAAGGTCGTTTCATTGAGGAAAAACACTTCTTCAAACTTGAAGGTGAAACTTTACGTGAGTTCAAGCACAGAGTAGCTTTTAACTACTCTGTGAAAATTGCCCGTAACGTTCGCTCCCTCATCCTATGGACAGAACGCGGCGCAGCCCGTCACGCAAAAATGCTCGAAACTGATCAGGCGTGGGAGGTATTCGAAAAACTGGAAGACTGCTATTTCAGCCAGGGAAAAACAGCACCAACCGAACAGCAGCCGCAGATTCAGCCACAATTCACAGCCGAAGAAATCATCCTCCTTTGCTACATGCAGCTCTGGATGGAAAAAGCCCAGGACCTCAGCAAACACCTGTATCCCATTATGAAAGAGCTGAACTCCTCATACACGAACAAGCTGTATGACATTGCGTTTGAGACCATCTACATGGTGACGAAGAACAGAGACGCGCTACTAAGGGAGGTAACACGTCTCGACATGTCAAGTTCCATTATCCAGCGGGCCATGCCAATGCTGAAAAGCCTGCGGGCAAGACAATTTGAATTCTGAAACTAAAGGAGCTTCGGCTCCTTTTTTGTTGGGAAAATCCAGTGAGAGGGAATAATGAACCAGACTATCTTCCTCCGAAGTAAGCAGCAGCAACAATTCGCCATTAACGCCATCCTTGCAACAACTCTCGATAAAGACAAACCCGTTACGATCCGCATCACCGATTACAAGCGGAATCTCGATCAAAATGCCAAATTTCACGCGATGGTCGCTGATATCTCCCGACAGGTTCAGTGGTGCGGCAGATGGCTAAAACCAGAACAGTGGAAAGTTTTGTTAATCAGCGGTCATGCCGTGGCTACAAAACAGGAAGCTGATGTTTTGCCAGGTCTTGAAGGTGAATACGTCAATATCCGCGAAAGCAGTGCGCAGATGAGCGTGAAGCGTATGGCAAGCCTGATTGAGTACACAACTTCCTGGGCTGTGGAGCAGGGTGTCAGATTTACCGACAGGAGGTATGAATGAGACGACAGCGACGAAGCATTACCGATATAGTCTGTGAAAACTGCAATTACCTTCCAACGAAACGCTCCCGAAATAAACCCAGGCCAATCCCCAACGAATCTGATGTAAAAACCTTCAATTATACGTCTCACCTGTGGGATGTCCGGTGGCTCAGACGTCGTGCAAGATTTAATAGTCACTCCGGATAGTTCAATGTACGAGGAATAAGATGATGGCAAACCTACGCAAAGAAGCGCGCGGCAGAGAATGCCAGGTACGGATTTACGGCGTATGCAATGGCAATCCTGAAACGACAGTTCTGGCACATTACCGGATGGCTGGAATTTGCGGAACGGGAATGAAGCCTGACGACCTGATCGGTGCATGGGCTTGTAGTGACTGCCACGCGGAGATCGACCGACGCACCCGAATTCTCGACAACAACGACGCCAGACTTTACCACCTGGAAGGCGTGATCAGGACGCAGGCGATATTGCTGAAGGAGGGGAAGATTAAGTCATGAATGAATATGAGTTTGTGCTTCCCTGGCCGCCGACGGTGAATACCTACTGGCGAAGACGGGGAAGCCAGTACTACATCAGCGATAAAGGCCAGAAATACCGAAAAGACGTACAGCAAATCATCCGGCAACTCAGATTAGACATTTTCACTAAATCACGACTTCGCATCACAATTATTGCTGAACCACCAGATTCCCGCCGTCGCGACCTCGATAACATCCTGAAAGGTTTACTCGACTCTCTTATCCACGCCGGATTTGCGGACGACGACGAGCAATTCGATGACATTCGCGTAATTCGCGGCGTGAAAGTGCCTGGCGGTAGAGTGGGGATAAAAATCACCGAACTGGAGAACATTTGATGAATGCTAAAATTCAAACGATACCTGAATTACTGATCTGCACCAGGGGAAATCAGACAGAAGTCGCCAGAATACTGAACTGCAATCGTGCTACAGTCAGAAAATACATTGATGATAAAGATGCGAAAAAGCACGCCGTCGTCAATGGCGTCCTTATGGTTCATCGCGGATGGGGTAAAGATACTGATGCGTGATATCCGGCAGGTTCTTGAGCGCTGGGGGGCATGGGCGGTAAATAACTATGAGGATGTTACATGGTCGCCCATTGCTGCCGGATTTAAGGGACTGATCCCCGAAAAAGTAAAATCACGTCCACAGTGCTGTGACGATGATGCGATGGTGATATGCGGGTGCATAGCCCGCCTTTACCGGAACAATCGCGATCTGCATGACTTGCTGGTTGATTACTACGTGTTGGGGGAGACGTTCATGGCGCTGGCACGGAAACATGGGTGCTCTGACACCTGTATAGGTAAACGCCTTCACAAAGCGGAGGGGATTGTTGAAGGCATGCTGATGATGCTGGGAGTGAGGCTTGAGATGGATCGGTATGTTGAGCGTGAATTGCCGGGAGGGAGAAGCTCTGTATTTTATCAGCGAAAAAATAGTTTACGATCGTAAAAATCTGCATATCATGATAAGAGTGGTTACATTGCCACGCAGCCGAACCCGCCGATGCGCGGGTTTTTTTGTACCCAGAATCCTGTGAGCTATACGGAAAGTACACAGAAAGGAAGGTACGACCGCAATTAATAACAAAATCTTAAAAATCTCATATGGCACTATTAGTTTTCTAAATATTGTATATTTTAAGTATTGCAGGATAACCCTGTAACGAAGTTTGCGTAACAGCATTTTGCTCTACGAGTTTGCCAGCCTCCCCTGGTGGCTGGCTTTTTTTGTATCCGTTCAACGGGAATGTTACATACCTCACAATTAAGTCAGTTGAATGTTGTCTGCCCGGATGAGAATTTGTTAGAAAAAACTGCATGGTGAATCCCCCTGAGCGGAGGGGCGACTGGTGACGGTATAATCTCTGATTATCAAAACGAGAATGACGCGGGTTTAGTGGCACCGGGCTGAACTCACCGGGAGGCACCCGGCACCATGCAATGGCACATAGCGCCACTCTCCAGCCCCTCTCCGGAGGGGCTTTCTTATGGACAAAAAAGCCCGCGCTGGGAGACGCGGGCGGCAAGGAATGAACAATGAAACGTGAAGTAATATTTCAGCTGGCGAATAATACCCCATAGTAATCACTCTGCGCAACTGCGCGACCTTTTTCGAATTGCGGGCTGTAGTCTCCCTTCTGCCATTGTCCTGTAACTTCCGGACTTCAGCCCGCTCCTTATTTTACTCACAATATTATCCCGGCCGGGAGGATTCATGGCATTTAAACACTATGATGTTGTCAGGGCGGCGTCGCCGTCAGACCTTGCGAAACGAATAACTCAAAAACTGAAGGAAGGGTGGCAGCCTTATGGTAGTGCGCTGATTTCGACAGCTGGTTATGGTGCGGAGTTCATCCAGCCAGTTGTGAGTGAGGGGAGCATCTCATCACCAGAGGAGCCAGGCAACCGTCCGACGACCTCAGCGCCTTCTGTTGCGCCAGAATATTACTATGTGATCGCGCTTGCTGGTCAGTCCAATGGTATGTCATACGGTGAGGGACTGCCATTACCGGATACATTCGACAGCCCTGATCCACGTATTAAACAGTTAGCGCGTCGCAGTACGGTGACACCGGGCGGTGCAGCATGCAAATATAACGACATCATTCCGGCGGACCATTGTCTGCATGATGTGCAGGACATGAGCCGTCTTAACCATCCGAAAGCGGACCTGTCAAAGGGGCAGTACGGAACCGTGGGGCAGGGGCTGCATATCGCCAAAAAACTGCTGCCGTTTATACCGGCGAATGCGGGCATTCTGCTGGTTCCGTGCTGTCGTGGTGGTTCAGCGTTCACCACCGGAGCTGATGGCACATACAGTGACGCGAGTGGCGCCTCGGAGAATTCAACCCGCTGGGGTGTGGACAAGCCGCTGTATAAGGACCTTATCGGTCGAACAAAAGCGGCACTGGAGAAGAACCCGAAAAATGTGCTGTTTGCCGTGGTGTGGATGCAGGGGGAATTTGATTTTGGCGGTACGCCG